CAGCGGTTCGAGCTTCCAGTACAGCTACACGCACACGTCGGACATCCCGGTGGAGATCATCGTCCGAAAGGCGACCTCTTCCCCGTTCTACCAAGAGTGGCGCACGACGACCACGCTCGCAGCGTCGAACAACAGCCAAACCGCCAACCAACAATTGGACGAGTAGATAAACGTTAATAACTTAGTATTGGAGCATTTATGCCAATTCCAACCGATTTTACCATCAGCTCGACTGGTGATATACGAAGACAAGATGGTGCTAGCACCGAGGTTTATTCAGTACTAGCATTACATGCATGGCTACAAGACCTTGCAGACGATGCCGCATTTAGTGGTGCTGACCAAGTAGACATCTTAGCACCAAATCCATCAAAGCTAGATGGTCCTAGAGATTCAGCTGTTGCTTCAAGATTGAACTTGTTAACCGACGGCTCAGTTGTATTTAATCTAGACGATACCGCTGCTCAATTTATCAACTTTGGATCTGTTAAACAGAGCAGCGCAGCAGTGCAGTACTCTGGTTTAAAGACCATCGGTGGAATTGTTCCAGCATCTCCGATTTATGTTGTACAGAGTGGCTCAAAACTTACTAAATTCTGGTCTGACGGCCATGTCCAGATTTTGGTGAAGGTTAGAACAGCCGGAGCATTTATTGACAGTGGTAACGTAACAGCTTTTTCACGCAAGTGGGGGCAAACCTATTCACACTTTGACGTAAACCTTGCAGCTGGTGGCGAAAGTAACGCTGCTCTTTCAACCGCTCTCGACTCTAATATTGTTCTTTCAGAAGCAAATGCTGCTTTATTATCAACTAAAGTTACTATTACTTTTGGAGACACTACTCTTGACCTCAACAATGGTAATGGATCTGTAGCTTACAAAGGAACTATTGCGCTTAGTGGCGATTGCACACTTCAAGAAGCATATCAATATCTACAGTATATAACTCGCGAGAACAGTACAACTACTCTTAATAGCATCCCTGGCTGGCGCTACCGCGTGCTTAATGCAGCTTATACAGAAATTCCATCTGCCCCGTTCGGCACTTTTGCTGGTGGTACTTTCTTCGTAGCACGCGGTTGGGCACTTACGGGTGTATTAGGTTCAGAGTCTACACGTTATCAATTAATTGATCATTCTGGAACAACTCAAATACCTCCAACTCTAGTAGGAGTTACTGTTGGTAATTTAGTTGCCGGTGACCGTGTGTTAGTAGCACGAGCAGACGGTGGCGGTGTTATTCTTAAAGATGAGTACACCCCCGTAGCTGCAAGTTCTGGAGCAACAGCCCTTACGGTTGTTGAATCTATCAAAACTGATACACCGAGTGCAGGTGTTATCCGAATCAAAGGACAGCGTTATACATACACAAGTTACACTGCCGGAACAAAAACTTTTAATGGATTATCACCGGGTTTAGCTTCTAATATAGTTACAGCCGATGATGTTTTTGTACCTTATCTTGATAAGGTAGCAGCAAGCACTTCTGAGTCAGTAACATTTATTTATAGCAGCAATTTTACTGCTCGTGTAGATGTGCGTAATGGTTCTGGCGGAAGTCCTATTATTCCCTTCAACACATTATTGTCTGTTACCAATGCAGGTGCTTCTGTTAATGCGAGCCGTAACAGTGACGTTTAATTATGGCGTATTATATTGCCCCATTTACATTTAATTTCCAAACTTCGTTTATAGAAGTTGACTCTGGTGCAATAGATGTTGATTGCGGTACTTTATATAGTGCTATTAAATTAGCTCAAGCTAGCGAGGAGGGCATATTATATGCAAGAATTGCAGCAGGATCAGGACTCTCAATACTTGGTCCAGGAGTCCAAGTTGGCCTCACCGTCGAATTATTGGGGGCGTGGCAACTTCGTTTTCCAGCAGGTAATTATATCGCCAGAGTTGCAGGAGGAAATCTTGTTGGAGGACCCGGAGGAGACCCAATCGCTTATACCCCAGGCGTCCAAGCTCTCTTAATTCAAAGTGCTGCCTCTACAATTGTTACAACTGGCGGTTCTGCCTTAACAGCACAAGAATCTGCTAAGTTAATGAGCCTGCCGTCTGATGCCCTAACTACACCCAAATTTTTAGCACTTAAATAAGGAATATCATATGTTGGAATTTGCAGCTAGTGGATTATTGGGCAGCTTATTTGGCGGATTGTTCCGATTTGTCGGGAATAAACGGGCTACAACCAATGGTACAGATTAGTAAGAATGGTGGAGCTTTTATTTCAGTTAACAGGACAATAACAGGACTAAATAATGGAGTCTATTCAATAAATCTAACCGCACAGGACACAGATACAGAAGGTGAATTAACAGTGGTGGTGACAGACCAGTTCGGCGTAGCCGATAACACAATAGTTTTTTGTACCATAGTAGATCAGTACCTAACCAAAACAGAATTCTTGGCACTACAATGATTACATTTATCGAATATCTTTTAGAAAAAGATCCTTGCTGGAAAAATTACCGGCAGCTTGGCACGAAGAAAAAGAATGGCAAAGAGGTGCCAAACTGTATACCCGAGGAAGTTGACGAGGCTACATACCAAGGTAGAGAAGTTCCTCTAAACAAGCCCATGAAGGGCGATGTAAAAAAATCTAAGGTGTTTGTTGATACAAACGGAGACGGTGAAGCAACAAAGGTAAACTTCGGTGACAAGAACATGACTATAAAGAAGCATATTGCTTCTCGTAGAAAAAGTTTTCGAGCAAGGCACAACTGCGACAATCCGGGTCCAAAAGATAAAGCACGTTTTTGGTCATGCAAAGCATGGTGAAAGGAAACATAATGGAAAATCAAATCAAAGATCTAATCTACTCAATTGCATCGGGTGATGCTGCGGAAACAGAAAATAAATTGAACGCAATCATGTCACAGAAAGCAATGGCTGCTCTGGATGATATGAGGATCAATGTTTCAAACTCAATGTTCTCACAACAGGTACAATCAGAAGAATGAAATCTTTCATCTCTTATGGAAAGCCAGCTCATTTTATCAAAAACACCTTAGTATTAGATGGTGAAGTGGTGGGTAAATTTGTTGGGCTAAAAGAAGCACAGGAATACTGTAACTCCTTGCACATGAGTAGTGTGTTGGTGGATGAACTTTCTTCAAAGGACCCAGTAGTTCTATCAGAAGAAAAGATCGCATTTACCCTCGCTGAACAAGTTGAAGTAAGAGTGACAGAAACAATGGTTAACTCATTCAAGAATCTATTGGAAACGAGGAAATTTGCTCCATACAACTCTCTTATTGCTCTAAGAGAACAAGCAAAAGATCTTAGTCAGTTTCCGGGTAAGATAGAGTACGAAATGAATGATGGGAGCAAAGTTTTATTAGACATTGAAACAAACCTTCAACTAAATAAAATAGTAGATCTTCGAGAGTCTAATGATCTAATAATGTTCATGACGCAGACGTCAGCTAATTTCGTCATGTGCGTAGAACTGTTAATAGAGGACAATAATGCCAACTAAAAGAATTTTGAGACTAACAAACACCGAAGCCTTGGTAAAGGTAGACGGCACTGTTGGCTCTGTAACTATTGATCTTCAAACAGATTTGAAACTTGCAACAGAAGAACTTGTGGGTAATCAACAAGTAAACATTGTTCTTATGCAAGTTGCTGGCAAAACCAATTCTGTTTTGAGTGTAGCACGTAATGGTGTAAATTTGTGGGACCTCCAAGCCGGTTCTGCTCTATGCGTAAATCTACTTGATATTGGCGGCGCTAGTGATTCAACAGAAAACACAAGCGACATAGTAGTAACTAGTTCTGGTGCCGAAGGGCAACTTGTGCTAAAGTTGCGTAAAGTGTCGGGGTACAAGACACTGATTAGAACAGAACAATCAGGAATCCAGGAGCCAGTAACACCATGAACTTCCTACTAGATTCACAAGGCACCGACAGCACAGTCAAGGTATTGACTGAAGCAAAAGACATGTCGGGCGAAAAGAAATATTTCATCGAAGGCATCTTTGCACAGTCTGAGAAACAAAATCGCAATAACAGAATCTATTCCAAACCAGTTTTGGAAAAAGCTGTTGCAGCTTATCAGCCAATGATTGAAGCAAGACGCGCCTTGGGTGAACTAAATCATCCTCCACACCCAAACGTCAACCCAGAGCGTGCTTCTCACCTTATTGAGAAACTCGTATGGGAAGATAATAACGTAATGGGAAGAGCAAAGATTCTAACAACCCTACCTATGGGCAAAATTGCCAAGGGTTTGATTGATGAAGGTGTTAGTTTTGGTGTCTCTACAAGAGGCATGGGCAGCATTTCTGAAAAGAATGGCGTAAAACTAGTTCAAGATGACTTTGTTCTAAACACTATTGACTTGGTAAGTGACCCCAGCGGAATTGATTGCTGGGTTGAGGGTATCATGGAAGGCAAAGAATGGGTATTTGATGCTTCTTCCGGTAACTGGGTTATTGCAGAAACTATGCAAAAGACAGTAAAAACCATGTCTGCTAAGAGCCTGCAAGAACAGAAACTAATGTTGTTTACTAAATTCTTGGAACAAATCAAGTAAATTAGAAAAACAGATTGTTATAAATACTTATAGAATATTCATAGGAGACCTCGATGTCTGTAGAAAACACCATCCAGAAACTACTGGAAGAATCAAAAAAGATTAAGCAACTAGATGAAGCCAACGAAGTTGTTCCAGCTCATTCTGGTGATGAGCCTTCAAACAAGAAAAACATGAAGGTTGATCAGAAGGAAGCAGAGGGTGGTACTTCTAAGAAGGCAAATCGTGTTACTCAAGGCGCAGTTGCTCCAGAGAGCGCAGCCAAGCTAGAAAACGAAGAGCAAACAGAAGACGAAGTAATTGCAGAAGACGAAGCCGTTGATATGTCTGCTGACGTATCAGCTCTATTCAATGGCGAAGACGGTCTAACCGAAGAATTCCGCCAAAAGGCAGAAACAATTTTTGAAGCAGCTGTAACAAGCCGCATCAAAGAAGAAGTAGCTCGTATTACAGAGGCTCTAGAAGCACAGTACGAAACTAAGCTACAAGAAGAAATTGAAAGCACAGTTGAGGGTTTAGTTGAACACGTTGATGGATACCTTAACCTAATGGTTGAGCAGTGGATGGAGAATAATGAAGTTGCCCTTGAATCTGGTATGAAATCTGACATTCTTGAATCGTTTGTCGGCGGGCTGAAGAATCTTTTTGAACAACACTATATTGAAGTTCCGGAAGAAAAATTCGACCTAGTCGGTGAAATGGAATCTGAGATTGAAACATTGAATGCTAAACTAGACGAGACAGTTGCTAAGAACGTAGAGCTACACAAGGCTCTAAACGAAAGCGCTCGTGAGTCTATTGTTGCAGAAGCATGTGAAGGTCTTAGCGATGTTGAAGCCGAAAAGCTACAAACGCTAGCAGAAGAAATCAGTTTTGAAGACTCTGAATCGTTCGCACAAAAAATGCAAACAATTCGTGAAAACTATTTTGTAAAGAAGGCAGCTAAGGTTGAAACTCCTTCAATCCTAGCAGAAGAAACCATCCAAGAGGAAAAAGCTGTACCTGCATCAATGCAGGCTTATGTGAAAACAATCAGCTCTCTTATCCGTTAATTTTTAACAAAGGAAAACGATTATGACAATCGACCGTAAAGCCCTAGCAGCAAAGTGGGCACCAGTTCTAGAGCACAGCGATCTACCAAAGATCACTGATAGCTATCGTAAGGAAGTTACTGCCGTTCTACTAGAGAACCAGCAACGCGAAATGGGCAAGGCTCAGCAACTAACTGAAGATGCACCAGCTAACAGCTCTGGTTCTTTCCCTGATTCAAACGGCGTAGCTAAGTTTGATCCAGTTCTAATCTCTCTAGTTCGTCGCTCAATGCCAAAGCTAATCGCTTATGACATCGCTGGCGTACAGCCTCTAACACAGCCAACAGGCCTAATCTTCGCAATGAAGAGCAAGTATTCCACACAAGGTGGCGACGAGGCTCTATTCAACGAAGCTAACACCGAGTTCTCAGGTGTAAACGGTGCTGGTACACAAGCAGCTTATGATTTTGCTGACGGTGCTACAAACGTTACTGGCGTTGGTATGTCTACAGCAGCTGGTGAAGCTCTTGGTACTGGTGGTGCTA